AAACAAGTCAAAGCAAACAGTGACATTCATGAAGATGCTGCTGTAGGTGATGACCCAAGTAAACAAAATGGAGATAGTAATGTCCAAAAGACATAACGTAATGCTATTTGATTCTGCCAGTCCAACTTTAGCGACGGCAGGAGTAAACCTAGTAGATCGAATTGGTATGCCTACTAAGCGCCAAATCAACGATCAAGGTCAAATGATTGTCCCATGTACTTTTGCTCGTACCGGTACGCAACTATATTCAGCAGGACAGCTTGGGTTGCAAGACCGAGCACCTAACGAAATCGTAGAAGTGCATCGTGAAGAAGCAGACGTATTTGACGATCAATCAATGCAGACTTTTCGTAGCGCACCAGTAACCATTGGCCACCCTATCAATGACAAGGGCGAACAAGTTGCGGTCACTGCCAAAAACTCTAAGGAGTTGCAAGTAGGTATGCTTGAGGGTATGCCAGTGCGTGATGAAGATGGCTTAGGTGGTACATTGGTACTAACTGCACAAAATGCCATTGATACGGTAGAAGAAGGCACAGTAGAACTGTCTGCTGGTTACACTTGTGATCTTGAAGAAGTTGATGGCAAAATCTATCAGCGTAACATTAAAGCAAATCACATTGCCATCGTAGCCAGAGGTCGAGCTGGCCCAAGCTGCCGAATTTCTGATGAAGCATTAGCAATCCAAGAAGAAGCTAAGAAAGCTGAATTGACCGATGCTGTTGCAAAAGCAGAAGAAGCTGAAAAGTTAGTTGCATCATTAACAGATGAGCTATCTGTTCAGAAAGAGTTGGTTGTAACATTAAAGCAAACTGCTGATGACCAAGAAGTAGCTTTAGAAGCTGTTAAGGCTCAATTAGCTGATGCCCAGTTAGCAGCTACTCAGGGTGTCATTGAACGCTGTGAAGCTATCGAACATGCCCGACTTATTGCTGACATGCGTGACTTAGGTGACAAGTCAGTAGAAGAAATCAAGAAATTGGTTGTAACAGACCAGTATCCTGAGAAAGACTTTAGTGAGAAAAGCGATGCGTTCATCGAAGCAATGTTCGAGTTGCTAGTAGATCAAGCTAAAGGCGAAACCCCAATGAGCAAACTGTTGCGCGATCAGGAGACTCACGTAGCTGTGACAACTCCCAAGGTTAGCGTAGCGGATGCTGCTCGTCAAAAGATGATTCAGACTCAAATGAATCTATCTAAATCTTAACTTTAAATTAAAAATCACAGGAAATAATAATGCCTACACAAGATTTTAAACTTTACACTGCCAATGGCTACGCTGGTGACTTAGTTGATTCTGCTCCACGCGTTGTACAAACTGGTATCTTAGTACCTAACGCTGCCTCTGTAGCCACTGCTGGCTTTGGTGTAGCTATGTTACGTCAAGTGACTGGTACAGCTATTGACCGAGGTGTAGAGTTAGGCGGTGCAGCTAATGTTTATGCGATCACTCAACGTGAGTATAACCATGAAGCAAGTACTCGTCCAGCTAAGAAGGACACGGACGCATGGGCTTACCGCGAAGGCGAATCAGTTTCATTAATCCGTGAAGGTTACTTATACGTCAAACTTGAAGGTACAACTTCAATCGCTGCTGGTGCAGCCTTGCACGTAATTGAAGCCACTGGTGAATTCACTAAAGATGCTGTTGCTTCTGGCACTGTTGCATGTACTAACGTATTTGCAGAAGAAGCTGGCGCGGCTGGTGATATTATCAAAGTACGTATTGACATTAAGTAATTAGTGTCTTAACCAACGGGCTACTTTGATATGTAGCCTAAATTTTAATTTAATTAAAAGTGAGTAAAAATGAGTAAAATTGTAAAAGTATTAGCAACAGTATCCGACGCAGCAGATGCAACTGAAAAATCTTCTGCTATCATTGCTGGTCAAACTATGATTGATTTCACTATCTCAGATGAGGTAGAAAACTTAATCAATCAAGGTGTATTTGCTAATGACGACGAAGGTGTATTCTTCCAGCGTCAACTTGAACATATTCAAGCGAAAAGCTATGATGTACTTTACCCTGATCTTATGGGTCGTGAGTGCTTCCCATTGAACACAGAAGGTGGTGAAGGTATCAACACTATCACTTACCGTTCATACGATAAGCGTGGCGAGACTGCAATCATTGCTGGTAAAGCAACTGACTTGCCTCGCGGTGACATCTCAGGTGAAGAGTACAGTATCAGCGTTAAGACTTTAGGTAATGCTTTCGGCTACTCTCGCCAAGAATTAGCAGCAGCTAAAGTGACTGGTATGCCTCTTGAAGCGCGTAAGGCAGAAGCCACTCGTCGTTCTTATGAAGAGAAAGTAAACCAAATCATCTGGTTCGGTAGCCCTGAAAACAAGTTACACGGTTTGTTTGATGGCCCTGCTGGTGCTCCTTGCTTAACTGTTGCCAAAACAGAATTAGCAAATGGTGCAAGTGGTTCACCTTACTGGCGCAACAAAACTGGTGCAGAAGTTGTCAAAGACTTAACTGACGCATTAGCTCAAATGTATGCAGACACGAAGAAAATCTTCCGCCCTGATCAAATCTTAATGTCAGTTGAAGATAAGCTATACTTAGAGAACACCCCATTCTCTGCTCAGTATCCTTTGACTTCAATTATGAAATGGTTCCTTGAAAACAACCGCTTCATTAAGTCTGAAAGCCAGATCAAAGACATTAACGAGTTAGAAGGTATTTACCCTTCAACTGTTGGTGGTTCTTTCGACCCTACTGGTGGCCAAGTTGGTGGTTTCACTGTAATGGTAACTGGTGAAGACAATGCGCGTGTTCGTGAGCCTTTCCCATACGTACACTTACCAGTGCAATACAAAGGCTTGGAATTTGAAATCAACTGCTACGGTCGTTTCGCTGGTATTGAAATGGTTCGTCCTGCTGCCTTCCAACACTTCTTAAACTGCTCTGCTGGAGCGTAAGCTAAGAAGTAGTCCACGGCCTACCTGAGTTGGGTAGGCTAATATCAATTTTAATTAGGAATGATTATGAAAATCAAAAGTCTATTAGGTTGTAATGTTAGCTTTATTGTTAATGGTCAACGCATCACCCTGCCTGCAAACCCAACTGTCATTGAATTAGATGACACAGCATACAAAGCCTTCACTCCTCGCCTTAGCAAGTTAGTTGAAGACAAGGATGCTGAATGGTTAGTTAAGCCTAAGCTCAGCAAAGAAGAGCAAGCCAAACTCGAAGCTGAAAAGCTCAAAGAAGCAGAAGCATTAGTTGCGGCCAGCAAAGCTAATACTGCTGCCAATAAGTAAGTAGTTGGCTGCAACTGTAGCTGACTTTCAAAAGCGATTCCCAGAATTTTGTCATGTAGATGATGTGACTGTACAGCTATTCTTAGATGATGTTGAGCTTATTATGAGTTCAGAAGGTAAGTGGTTAAAGTTTTATGATACTGTTCATCAGTATTATACAGCCCACTTCCTAGCAGTAGCAGAACATACTGAATCTGGTGACACAGCTTCCTTATCTCCCATCAAGAAACAGATGGTAGATGATGTGCTAATTGAATCGGCAGTCAGCGATATTAGCCCAAATGCCAATGAGTTGCTAAGTACAGCTTATGGCAAGCGCGTACTGTTCTATAGAAAGTTATGCTTTGCTGGCCCAAGAGGAGTATAACTTATGGCAGGACTAAATATGAGTCGTGCCTTCAATTCAAGAATGTTATCTAAGTTAGTTAGATATGAAGTCTTAGAAGGCCACTATGATGATGACAACAACTGGGTTAAAGGAGCTACTAGAAAGAGTACTGTATTTGGAGTAGTTCTTTCTGGTAACAAGTTCTCTCAGTTTGAAGAAGGTCAAGCCAAAGTATCAGAAGATGGTGGTATCCGCATCAGTGATTATAAAACCTTGTACATTAAGGATAAGTATAATCTACAGATGAATGACAAGATTTTCTATGCTGGAGTATATTATAACGTACTACAGCGTTCTGACGAGTATGAATATAATTTCAGATCGTTTATACTAGAGAAATCTGAGGATTGGAAACCATGACACCTGATAGAGCAGACGTAATGGTTTTGCAGAAAATGGTAGATACTATGGTAGGAATACCAAAGTTTTCTTACCCTGCAAGACAGCGTGAGGCAAAGAAGCCAGAAGGCGAATTTGCACACATTAGAATCTTGGAAGAATATCAAGAAGGCATACCAGCCCAAAAGATACACGCACAAGATGAACTAACCACTACTTTCCGAACCTTTAGTTTAGTCAGACTAAGAGCTAGGATTGGTGTGGTAGATACTACCGGAATCCCTTCAAGCAAAGTAATGAATGGTTGGACTTCCGAAGCTATGAAAGCTCTTATGATTGAGTCAGGATACGGATTTGTAAGATGTATCCCTATTTCAACAGAAGATGCCAAGCTAGAAAAGGAATGGGAATACCGCAAAGGTTTCTCAGTTGAACTATACACTACTCGCGTGTATGAAGAAGTTGTTTGCAATATGACTGCTGTTAGCATTACAGGTAGATTCATTGCAGAAAACTTAGATGAAGTAGTAGTTAATATAAACCTAAATTAATAGGAAACAAAAACAAATGGCAATAGAAATTACAGAATTTTCTGATGTGTCAATCTCAGTCTCACCAACTGGTGCGGCCAGTGGTAACTTTGGTATCTTAGGATTCCTAACTACTGAAAGTGGGATTCCTACAACAGAGCGTAATCGTGCTTATACAAAACTGACAGACGTTGGTAGTGACTGGGCAACAAGCTCAGAAGTGTATAAAGCTGCTCAAGCTTTCTATGGTGCAACTCCTACGCCTAATGACTTTGTTGTACTTTCAATGTACGACACAGACCAAGCAGCAATGATTTCTGGTGGTGGCCACTTATCACTTACTGATTTGGTTGCTTTAAGCCCAGTAGATTTTAGTGTTGAGGTCGACAACAATACTTTATCTTCTACCAGCATTTCATTGTCTGGTGCAACTTCATTAGATGATGTAGCATCTGCTCTTGAGACAGCATTAGGTGGTAACACTGCTGTTATTATTGAGTATGTTGATAATCGCTTTGTAATCAAGTCACCGACCACTGGTGGAGCCTCTGATATTAAGTTCCCAGTAGGTACAGTTGCCGAAGCATTAGGTTTGGCGCAACATCAAGCCGCAATCGCTGACCGTGTTGCTGCTGAAACCCCAGTAGATGCACTTGCTGCTAACTTAGCAACTGGTGTTGACTTTACTGCTTTCGATGTACATAAAGATTTGCGTGACAATATCACTGGAGGTGTTGGAGAAACAACTCTAAACATTGGACAGTGGGCAGAAGCAGCTAAGAAAATCTTTGTGAACACTACTAACAACTTAGCAACTCTAAGTTCTAGTATCACTACAGATGTTGCATCATTGCTCAAGTCAAATACTTTGCGCTATACTCTTACTACTTTCAGTAAGACAGCTAGCCAGTATCCATCATCTGCGGTATTTGGTCGTGCAGCAAGTGTAAACTTTGGTGCGGCTGCATCTACGATCACATTGAACTTGAAGCAAATTGGTGGCGTCACTGCGGAAGACTTAACTCCTGCTGAGTTTGCTACTTTGAAAAGCAAGCACTGTTCTGCTGTTATTCAGATTGGTAAATCACAAACTGGTTATGCAGACTCTCGTATGGCTTCTGGTTCCTTCTTTGATTCAGTGCATGGTTTACTATGGTTGGAGAATCGTTGTGAAGTTGATATGTTTAACTTACTATATCAATCTACAACGAAGGTTCCTTTTACCCAAGTAGGTATTAACCTTTGTAAAGCTCGCCTAGAGCGCAGCTTAGAAGCTGCGGTACGAAACGGCCTAGCAGCTCCAGGTTACTTACCTGATGGTACGTACTTACCTAACGGGTACATCGTAGAAGCTGTCGAACTTGCTAATGTTCCTTCAAGTGACAAGAGCAATGGAGTCTACGTTGGACTTTCATTCAAAATGGTTGGTGCTGGTGCATTACATGAAATTGTAGTGTCTGGCGAATTCGCAGAATAACTTAATTAGGAAATTAAATGTATCAATATAGTTTTGCAAATGTAGACCTTATCTTAGAAATCCCTGACTCGACTGGTGTTTATCAGTCTATCACAGTTCGTGGTTTTGCTACAGGTGAGAACCTAATTAACATTCAACGTCGTGCGCCTATCGCAACAACTCAGTTTGGTGCGTATGGTGATATGGTTGTGTCAATGCAGCGTATCAAAGCTGGTGACTTGACATTCCCTGTACTGATGAATGCGCCTGAAAACAAACTGTTGCAGGATTACTGTAACTACTTCCAAGAGCAAGCAGATGCAGATGGGTCATTAGTGTTCCCAATCCAAGCCGCGTTGAAAGATAACATGGGCAAGGATGAGGCACGTTTAGATAATGGTGTCATCTTAGCTATCCCTGCCATTACTCGTGGTCAGACAATGAACACAGTAACTTGGATTCTCACGTTTGAAAATATCGACATTAAGCGTAATGTTGGTGAAGATGCTACACAATTTGGTGTACAACTCTAATTATAACAGCCCTGCCTTAATAGGTTAGGGCTTTTTTGGTTTAACTATTCTAAGGAGAATATTATGTCAGGAAACAAAGAATATAGAAACTCTTTAAAAGATGGCAGAGAAATTTACATTCCTCATTGGCCAGTAGATGTTTCATTAGAAAATCTTACTAAAGCTGGTAAGATTTTAGGTACAGAAAACATTATTCGTATTGCAGAGCTGAACATTCCAGCGTCTATTGTTGCAGTTATGAATTGTGAAAACCCAGCAGTCGCTTCTGCACTGGTGAAACACTTTGTATGCCAAGTGCGTATCGAAGGTAAGAAGATTGACACAACTACAATCAATAATATGTTTGCAGGCGATCTTCATGGTGTTATTGAACTATTCACTCATGTTATCCATAGTCAGTATTCAGATTTTTTCAGCTTAGGTTTAGCAAAGGTAGCCTCCCAAGAGCAGTAGTCTCTGGAGAAGAGACTAGGATGCCTGTAGACTATAGCCAAATATATCCCAAACTTAATGGGTATTTGGTTAGACCTTTGCTTGTAAATCCTCCACTTTGTAGCTTGAAAGAGTTGCAAGATGGAACCTATACAATAGCTGACTTGGAAATGTTACACCAAGTTATTGAAATTAGAAACCACCAAACCCCAACATTGCCAAATCCAAATCAAAGTAACTAAGGAGTTATAATGAATTACGATGAAGATGAAAATTTTGGCTTTTCCGTAGATGGAGAAGAAGACTTAGATGGCTTTTCTATCACTGGTGAAGACGATGGATTTGATATTCTAGCCGAAGAAGGCGACGCTATGGGAGATGCTTGGCTTACTGGCAGTGCAGAAGGCCAGACCAATAAGCTAGATGCAGACACAGTAGACGGAATCGTAAGTGGAGATGGACTAGAACAGCCAGATCATTTGGTAGGTGCAGCAAAGATTTCTGACTTACAACTTGGAAGAATTGATGGTGTAAGCTACGGTGTACAAGCTGGAATCAAAGCTATACTAGAAAAACGAGATGTAGCTGGGATTGACCCATTAGATGCTGCTGCTGCCAGACAAGTGTTTGGTGAACTTATTGGTATGGACACTGCAAAGTTTGCAAGCCAAATTAAAGTAGATGAAACAGTAGAACTACCTAATAGCTATCAAGATCATCGAAAGATTTTGTCTATGTTACAAAATACTTCTGGTGAGTACTTAGATAGAGGGCCAGGAGCTGCTTTAGTAAACAAGTTCAATGACGAAAAGCAAGAGAAGGAAAATGAAGAACTTCTGGAAGCATTTGATATTGTCAAAGAAATTGCTGACCAGTACATACACCCTAATACAATAGGGACTGATGTTGAGAAAGGCAGAAGGCGGTCACTAGAAGATGCCATTACATTAAGATTAAGGGATGGAGTATTCTTTGATAATTCCAGAGACATTCTTCCCCTACCTAATGAAACTGGCGTAGCTGGTATCAAAATCACCCAAGGTATATGGCCATCAAGGTTAGGTACTTCTGAGGATAGAGTATCTGCTGCTGGCAAATTTGACCATCTGTATAAAAGCACTAAAGTTGATGGAATTCGTACCAAGTTTGAAAGAGACGAAAATCATTACAAAGTGTTTGTAGATGGAGTAACAGAGGAAGAACGCAGAAGAGTTCTAACTCGTACACCGTCTGTAAGGTCTTCAATATTTCCAAACCCGACCAAATCGGAAATAGAGAAGAATGCTTGGACAGAAGAGACTGTAGAGAAAAAGAAAGCTGAGAACAAAAAAGCTTATGAAGAGTTGATAACCAAGGCTAATAAAGCAAGGGCAACATTCATTAAACAGTTTCCTACAATCCATGATGAAAACTATAAGCAAAACCGTACAGCAGGTAAACAGTCACCAACTGACCATTTTGATAAAATACGCAACCTGATGGATGAAGCTGCTATCCTTGGTAAAGATTGGGATGGTGGTACTGACTATGATACTGTAGGTAGTGCTACAGGTATTATATATGGAACCTCAATTTTGCCTGAAATAAGTTTGAAGGAAGCTGCTAGAAGAACTTCCCAAACTGAAATGGAAAAAGTCAATGGTGTAGAAATTGGATATAGTTTCGATGAAGAATACATAAGCCATGAAGGTGGATTGTGGAGACCTTCTGAAATTAGATACCAGAAAGCAATGAATGAAGCCATAGCAAAACACAATGACAAAGTGACTGCTGGCGAATACGTTAATCAAGGTACTGGGAAAGGTTCTGATAGAGGTGGAATGTATGGCTACAAGAAACAATCGGAAATATCCCGACATATTGAGGATGCGCTTGATGAAGAAGAAGAACAGAGAATGGCTGACATTAAGGAAGGCAGATTCTCACAAGGTACGCAAGCGTGGCTAGATCAACGTAAAGGTAAGATCACAGCTTCTACTGCTGCTACGTTACTTAAACCTATGGGTGCGGAAGAAATGGCTGTTAAGTTAGCTTCCGAGAGATTAGGTATTGCTTCATCAGACGAACCTAATGCACACATGCGAGAAGGTAATGACGGTGAAGAAAAAGCCCTCACAGCATTCCTAATGGGAGAAGGTAAAGGCTTGCACATGGAAGAGGCTTTCTTTGAGACTCACATGGACTATGAAGGCTTTGGTGTATCCCCAGATGGTAGGTTATATGAAGAAGCATTTGACCCTGACAACCCTGAAAAAGTTAGGAAAAGTGCTGGACTGTTAGAGTTAAAATTCTTATCTACTAATAGGATGGAGGGAGCACTAGATAGATATATGCCACAAATGCAGATGCAAATGGCTATAGCTGGTGAAAGCCAAACCCACTTCTATGCACTAGACAAGCACACTGGCGATAACATGCACTACGTAGTTAAAGCCGACCCTAAAATGCAAAAGAAACTTCTTAAAGCTGGTTGGAAAGCTAAACAGCTTGAGCAAGACTTAGACCCACTAGGAGCACAGGAATTGAGGAAGAAAATTAAAGCTCGTAGAGAGTATGACCCTAGAACCGAAAAGCAGATTGCAGAAGATGCTGCTAAAGAAGAAGCAGAGCTAAGGGCTAAAGCTGGAGAAGATGGTCAAACCAAAGCTTTTGAAACAGCAGATGATGACCAACCCATGACACCTTTTGAAGAAGATGTAGCTGAGGCTTTAGATAGTGAAGAAGATTTACTAACAAGTGACTCTGAGTTTGCAGTGGAGTATCGCAAGCAGATGAAGAGAAGAAAACAAAGCGAACTTTCAGCAAGGGTTAAAGAAGCTATTGAATCAAGCCTTACTACCGCTGATGGTGAAGGTGGGTCTAGTGGTGATAAGAAAGAAACAGTTAAAGCTGTCTCGGCACCTAAAGAAAATCCTGCTAATAAAGAACTTGCTGAGTTTTACCAGACTCACAAGAAATTGTTGGAAGAAGAGGCTAGACTGAAAGAGGCTTCCAGAGCAAGGAAGAAATCTAAAGTCAAAGATGCCACAGCAGAAGCGGAAATGTCAGAGTTTTACAAGACCAATAAAAGTGTACTTGGAAAACGTAATCAGCTTGAAAGTGCTGCTGCCATAGAAGCTACAGCTACGTCCCTATCTTTACCAGACCTTAAAGGTGATGTTGCAACAGCATTAGCTAACGAGGACTTAGAAACAAGCGACTCTCCTATTGCAGTTGAGTATCGTAAGCAAATGAAGAGTAAGGATGATGAGGCACTTAAACAAGCTGTATCAGAAGCAATAAGCCCAGATCATACTTCTACAGATAACTTATCTAAAGCGCAAGAAAATGCTACCAAAGCTACTAAAGAAGCGGAAAGATCAGTACGAAACTTTACTAGTGCAATGGGTAAAGCTATTGGTGTTCTTGGAGAACTTGGTGGTGTGGTTGCCGATGGTAACAAATCTGCTATGGATACTATTCGTATGGCAGCAGAAACAGGACAGACTCACCAAGAAGTACGTGGTATGGAAAGGGCTTTAAAGGCTGGCTCACTAGATCAGCAAGGTGCGCTAAACGTAATTAATGCAGCTTCCAGAAAAGCAATGCTTTTCAGAGATGAAAAGAGTACTGCTGCGGAAATCAAAAGTCTTCACCACAAAATAGGTCTAAGTAACCTAGAAGAAGTCCATAACTTGAAGTTACCAGATGTGTGGGAATTACAAAACCTGAAGCCTAATGAACTTCTTAACTTGTATGGTACTCTGATAGAAGGGATAGAAGACCCAATGGCTAGAGCACAGGCTTCTGAAATTCTATTAGGTACATCTGAATTTGCAATGTTCAATAAAGATGCTGACAGTCTTCTGGATCTAAACAATAGCATAAATAAAGAAGGTGCTATTGAAACCGAACAAGGTTTAAACTGGGTAAGGCATACTTGGCAAGATGTGAAAGAGGACGTAGGTAGCTTAGGCTTTGGCGTAGGTGTTCTTGCTGGTGGGTCAGGTTTAGCAGCATTAGCTGTTAAGTCTCAAACTGGTAAAGCAGTTGCTAGCCAACTGGCCAAATCTAAAACAGCTCAGAAGGGTGCTCAAGCAACAGCTAGTAAACTTAATACTGCTAAAGATGTGACTAAAGTTGCAGGAGGTAAAGTCACCAACGCAGCAGGCAAGGCTTTACAGACTGCCTCGAAGCTAAACCCTGTAGGATTAGCAACTGCGGCAGTATCAATCGGTGGCAGAACTGTAGGTGGTGTGGAAGATGATGGTGGCCTAGCTGATAGCGCATTAGATGTACTAGAGTTTGCCAGCTCAGGTTCTGCTCTTGGTATGGGCATAGGTGCTGGTATTGGTGTATGGGCTGGTGGTATTGGTGCTGCACCTGGAGCTGCTATTGGTGCTACCTTGGGTGGTATTGCTGGTGGTGTTATAGGTGTCGGTAACGAGCTTTGGGAATGGGCAACTGGTGATGATGATGAAGTCAAGGCTAGTGCTATTCCAAGCGCAAACATAGGAGCTATCAATCAGCAAAGTACGCCTATAGCAGAAAAGAGTAAGAATATAGTAAATGTGGAAGTTACAAATGAAATCTCACCAGATTTGATTAAGACAACCACAGGTGTTAATGGGGACTTAACAGTTGATCAAGAATCAACTAATAGCACAGGAACTTATTACTAATGGCAGTATCTAAGTTTGGGCAGTATGTACTGTTGCAAGTACATGATAAAAATGATAAGACTGTTTTTGAATCAGACAGTCTTAAAATTAATTTCGATGTAAGAATCATTGCTGACTTTAGCAGAGCTAAAATTACTATATGTAATCTTAACCAAGAAACCATACAGTTGCTAATGAAGGAAGACTCACATTATGTAACTGTCTGGACTTCATTGCATGGCTCGGAACGTCAAAAGGTTATTGATGGGCTATATGTAAGTAACGCACTAGAGGAGTTAAAACTACCTCAAAGTGAATTTAGCATATATGCCTACTCAAAACTAAAAGCTGAATATTTGGAAAAGCCTGTTGACCTTAAAGTTACTCAGCCTAGCCTAAAGAAAGTAATCATACAAGTGCTAGACAATGCTGGCTATACTGGCCAAGTAGAGTTTAAGCATTTCCCAAGTGATATTCTGTCTTATGTGAATTATAGACCTACCAGACGAGAGGGCACTCTTTTGAGTGTTCTCAAAACGCTTGGTAAGGAGTATGGATTTACTATGTACACAGATGGCAATAAATTTACATTTATGTATAAAGCCAAGTTTGCTAATGCAGAATCCACTGAGCTGTTTTTCTCAAAAGATAGTATCAAATTAGATACCAGTAATATGAGGGCCAATCCTAGATTGGGTGCAGGTCAACTTGATGTAACATCAAACCTAGACCCTAGGATTAAGCCAGCAGTAGTCTTAGATATTACAGACTTGATTGCAGTAGATATTGGGGAACAGCAAGATACGTTAGAGCTTGCAAGAAACCTTGTAAGAAAGTCAATAGCTGGTAAGAGCAAGTATCAAGCATCTGAGGTGCAACATAAAGGCTCAAACTGGGAAGATGTTTGGCTTACACAAGTAGTAGCTTATCCACCTACTCAGGGCACAACAATGCCTACTGACAAGTGGTGGACTTAATGAGGAGCGAATATGGCGAAGCTGAATAAAGCTCAAATCTCTTTTAAGCAAGAGGAAAAATATCACCACGGTAATGAAGAAGTAACAACTACACTAAGGTTTCATTCTGTTATTGCAGAAGACCATAGTATATCATCTGACATTACCAAGTTCCCTGTACAGACAGGCTTTAATATTAGCAACCATGCAATTAGAAGAAACAGGATAGTCTCCATCACTGGAGTTATTAGTAATCATCTAGTTGTAGGTTCGCAAGAGTTTCACCAATATGGTGGTAATAACTCTAGAGTCATGTTTGAGACGCTAGAAGGATTAGTCCGACTAGCTACAGTGTGTGATGTGGTTACTAACTATGGTAACTACACCAATGTGGTATTTACTAAGTTCAAAACAAAACTTAGTGAAGGCAAGACAGATGTTATGGAGTTCACGATAACTGGCGAAGAGATTCAATTAGCCAGTACTATTATTGGTGAGACTCCAACTCTGCTAGTGTTCACAGCTTTAAGTGAACCTAAAAGGGTAGCTAGAATAGCAGCATTAAATGAAATTGGTTTAGACGTACCAGAAGATGCAGTTATTTCAGAAGCTACTTGCGATATGTCGCGAAGTTTCCAAACCCAAGTCAGAGGCACAAACAGTAAACCTGTAACAGTGACTTATGACAGATCGGCCTATGATGTAACAACTGAAAGATTTAGCTACGTAGTTAATACTAGCGATACCGACTTAGTTGTTGCAGAAGAATCTGATAACATTAACTGGTTCTCACTATTAAAAGATGGTGCAGATATGACAGAAGGTGCATTGACAGCAGGTGCGTGTCTTAAAGATGGACTTATTGGGTTGGGAACTGAAATTGTCAATGATACTATCAATACAGCACTAGGAGAGTTAAAGCAAACTGTCTATGGTGCTGCCTATGGTGTCTTTGGCGTAAATGGTGATAGAAGTTTTGGTCAAGTTCTCTTGACGATTGGTGTAGACTGTCTAGTAGCTGGTGCTATTGGAACAGTTGACCCTAACCTTAATCCTGATGACTACACTGACTATGACTTACCAACAGTCGATGAAGTGCTACTAGGTGCTGCTAAAACTGGAGACAGGGTATCTACTATAGGATTAAGAGCAACTGCGCCAACTACTATTACTAAAATCTCAAACACAAGTAGTGTGAATTATTTGGAGAATCTGTTTAGATGATTGATAATCAAGCATATTCTATGATATTACCTGCGCGTATAGTTGAATACTTTAAAGAAACACAAACAGCTACTATACAAATATCCGCAGAAGGTATTCATAGTAGCTCGTCTGAAATATCGCAAACGAAAATACGTGAGCCTATTGAAGACGTACCTGTTCATACACCTTCGGGTGGTGGATGGGCTTTGACTGTACCAATTAAGAAAGGTGATACTTGCTTGATTGTATTCAGTCAGATAGGGTACGACCACTGGTTATTTAAGGATGAAGATGTAGCAGGGAAGCTGGCAGGCTTACCTCAACCTTGGTTAAATCGTCAATTTAGTGTTGATGATGGGTTTGCCTTTGTAGGTTTCAATACTCTACCAAGAGCTATTGATAACTATACAGATGACGGAAGTCAATGGAGAAATGAGGATACATCTCAAAGTATTCATCTCAAGGATGATCTTTCTATTACGGTAGATAGTCCAACTTCCGTCACTATTAATGCTCCACAAGTAATTGTGAATTCAACTAATGCAACTATTAATGCTGAGGAAGATGCAAACATTAATGCTAAGAATGCAACTATCACTACTGAGGAAGATGCAAATATTGATGCTAAGAATGTGACAGTTAGTGCTGAGCAAACTGCAAGTGTTAGTACTGTTAATGCCTCAATAAGTGCAGATGCAACTGTTAGTATTGATGCGCCAGTCACTACGGTGAGTGGTACTTTGACCTGTGGTGCTTTAACTGCTGCTAGTCTTGGGTTCTCTGGAAGTGGTGCAAGTGACCTATCCTTTGAAACTGACCCTAGTAAGCCTAACACTATGGTGATGAAAGGCCATCTTGAAGTTGCAGGTCTTGAGAATGAAGCAGGCACTATTGAAGTATATGGTGAAACTACTGCTGGCTCTCCTTTGAAAGGTAAAGTTAATGGTATCATTGTTGAAGAACATACTCACGTTGCACCATCTAGCGGTGGGCCGACTGGTGGGCCAATTAATCCACCTTAATAGGAGAACTATATGTCTGTACAAATAGCCCTTGACAAGAAGACTCATGATATTATCAAACTTAGTGGTGGTGGTATTGCTAGAGTCTCTGATGGGCGATACACAGTGCAACTTGTGAAGAACCGGCTACTCACTAAGTTAGGTGAGTGGCTACTTGACCCCACACTAGGTTTTATGAACTTAGATGATTTTGAGAAGAATGTAGACTTATTCGACTTAGAAATGAGGGCTAAGAAAATTATTTTAGACACGGTAGGTGTGCAAACGATTGATACTTTCGATATTGTATTGGAGAAAGATCGTACGCTACTTATCACTTTTACAGCCAAAACAGTTTACGGTGAGATTGATCTTACTGTACCTTGGAGTTAATTATGGCAGGATTATCAAATGAGGGTTTCATTCCCTTAACATTAGATGAGATCAGAGAAAGAATACATACTAAGTTGGAGGCGTTCAGCCCAGGAATTGACTTGAGTGTTTCTTCTCCTGACGGTCAGTTGGTGGAGATTTTCGGCTTTGAGTTAGCGCAAGCATGGCAAGAACTTGGATTAGTATTCAGTAGTTACAATCCTAATGATGCTATCGGTGCAGGGCTAAGAAACATTGGCCTAATATCTGGCTTGCCTTATGGTGCAGCCACTAGATCACAAGCTGATATTGAGTTGATTGGAGTAGAAGGCACTGTAGTTCCTGCTGGTTCTATAGTTTCTGATGCTGCTGGTAATGAGTTTGCCACATCATTTGACTACACTATCTCACCTAGTACAACAACAGTACCAGCTGTTGCAGTTGTGTCAGGTAGTATTAACGTAGATGCTGGTACTATTACTAATATAGTTACACCAGTATCAGGCTGGACAAGCATTAATCAGCCTCTATCAGGAAGGGTGGGCGACTTACCTCAAACAGAGACAGAGTATAGAAACCTACGCAACAGGACTGTACTTAGAAACTCTGTGCATATTGAGGAAGTAATTAAGGCAAGAATCAATGAAGACTTAGGTATTTCACAGGTTCAAGTACTTAACAACGACACACCACTTCCTTTGGCAGATGGTACTCCACCTAGCAATATTCACGTAACTGTAGGTGAAGTTCCTTCTAACGTAACTGATGAGGCTATTGCTAGAGTGATCTCGCTACACAAAGGTCTAGGTACTATTACCTATGGCTCAACAAGTGTTACGATAGATGACTCACAAGGCCAACCTCATGAAGTAAAATTCACTAAAGCAACAGCTAAACCTGTGTTTATGGACATAGAAGTATTGTTCTTAGATGAAGACTATGCTGGTGCAGTAGAGAATATTAGAGCTGACTTGTTAGCTCATATCTCTAACTTGGAAGCAGGGGAAGACTTGATCTGGTCAAGACTGTTTGGAATCATTACTCCATACTCGAAAGCTCAAGTAAACAAGCTAGAGCTATCAACAGATGGTGTAACTTACAATCCAAGCAATATTGTGTTTGACGAGGACGAGTTTGCGGTATCTGCATTAGGTAACATAAACATAACAGCGGTGAATTAATGAAACCATTATTACATGAAGCACCCTTGTTTATGCCACTAAAAGAAGCCCCACAAGCTGCTATT